GGCTCCGGACCGCCGCCGATCACGAGCGTGCCATGAGAGACGACGCGGCACAGGGCGTGTTCGACGCGCGGGCGATGATCCAGCTCGCCGAGGTCCAAAGCATCAACGACACTGGGCAGGCGCAGACCGCGACTGTCACCACCAGCAGCGGCGCGACCTATGCCGACGTCGAAGTGGTGCAGATGTACGGATCGGCCAGCGTGGTGCCCGCCGACGGCGCGGTGGCGATGCTGTTCGCGGTTGGCGGCGACCCGGCCAACCTGCGGGCGATCGTTTACAATCCCTCGGTTCGGATGGGGAAACTGGCCGAAGGCGAACAGGCGATCTTCACGCCGGACGGCACCCGCGTGCACGCCGCGGCGGGCGGCATCGTCAACATCGTCGCCGGCAACCAGATCAACATGAACGCGCCGGCGATCGCGATGACGGCAAAAAACAGCATCACGATGAACACCAAGACGCTGACCATGAACGCGTCGCAAGAGATCGACATCACGTCGCCGATCACGACGATCCACGGGCGCCTGACGGTGACCGAACAGGCGACGTTCCAGGCCGACGTCGATATCAGCGCGGACCTGACCGTGGCCGGCAACGTCGCCATCAGCGCCGGCAACCTGACGCTCGCCGGGAACGAAACCATCACCGGCGGAACGCTGACGGTCGATGGCCGCCAGATCGCGCCGTGACGGGGAACACGTGTTCCCCGCTTTGGTTTTGCGCGCGCGAGCAGGGTCCGCGTCATGGCTGTCATTGATACCGCCCTGGCTTACGACCCGGCGACGCACCGTTGCGACCTTGTGTTCGACGGCACGGACTTTTGCCTGGACGACGGCCCGGTCACGCCGGTGTTGACGGCTGTCTTCCTCGATCGACGTGCGCACGCCGATGATGTGCTGCCCGATCCGACGCCACAAACCTACAGCCCGGCCACGCTGAACGCGAAACGCGGCTGGTGCCTGGATTTCCTGGACCCGTTCGGCCTGCTGGTGGGCTGCCGCCGCTGGATCTTCATCCGCGCGAAGCAAACCGAGGCAACCCGACTGGGCTATGAGAGCGCTCTGAAAGAGGCTTTAGAGCCGCTTGCGAACAACCGCGGCTGGCCGATGTCCCTCGCTGTGCGTTGGGTGCGCGCGGGCCTTCTGGGCTGGCGCGTGAAGATCGGGCAGATCACGCTGCCGCCCACCGGGTCGTTCACCTGATGCCCTGGCCGATCCCGGCCCCGGGCGACATCTTCAGCCGTTGCGCCGCGGTGTTCGAAGCCCAGTTGCCGGGGATTTTCGCGGCGAAGAACCCGTCCGCGCCGCCGGCGACGGTCGATGCGCGGTCGAACACATCGCAGCTCGCGGTTTACTGCCGCACCGTCGGGGCGGCGGTTTACGACCTGTGGTTCTTCCTCCCGCGCGTCGTCCAGGAACTGATGCTGGACACCGCGATCTACTGGGTGCCCAGGCATGCGGCGATGTGGGGCGTGCCTCAGAACATGGGGACGGTTGCGATCGGCAACGTGATCTTCACGGAACCGCCGGAAACGAACATTCCCTCCGCCCTGGCGCTGACCGCGGGCGGCCAGTCTTACGTCACCACGGCCACCGCGACGGTGCCCGGCGGCGGTTCCGTTTCGGTCCCGGTCGCGGCCGTCGTCGCGGGTTCCGCTGGCAGCCAGCCGGCCGGAACCGTGCTGACGCTGGTCAATCCGCAAGGCGGTTTCACCATCCAGTCCGCGATCGTCGACGCCGGCGGCCTTGTCGGCACCGACGCGGAAAGCATCGCATCCTGGCGATCGAGGACCCTCGCGCGCGTCCGCCAACGCGGCCTCGCCGGCAATCAAAACGATTTCGTGCAATGGGTGCGGGAGGTTTATCCCACCGCGATCGCCACCGCATACCGTCTGCGCGTGGGCGAGGTCGTCGTCGCCTTCGCGATGCCAAACGGCAGCAGTTGGCAGGTGCCGACGACGGATCAGATCAACGCCGTCTCGGCCTATATCAATAATGCCACGCTGCGGAAGCCCTTGGGCAGCGGCACCGTGAACGTCATCGCCGCCACGCTGACGCCGATCAATTTCACGATCGCATTGAACCCCGATACGGCCGCGAACGAAACCGGCGCGACCAACGCGCTGACGCTGCAAATCCTGGGCGACGCGACAATCGGCGGCGTCATTTACATCAACCGCCTGAACGCCGCGCTGGAAAATGCCAGCGGCGAGTTCAGCCATGAAATGATCGCGCCATCGGGAGACATCGGCGGCACGCCGTCGACGCTGCTGGTGATGGGCACGGTGACCTTCTGATGACCATTCCTCAGCCCAGAACGCCCGCGCGAGCGCTTCAGGAAACGCTGGAGATACTGCCCACCGGCGCGGCTTCGACGCGCAGCCCGAACGATTATCTGGGTGCGCGCTTCGCGCCGCTGGCGAACGAACTGTCGCTGGTCGAAACCTCGGCGCTGTCGATGCTGCCGCAGATCGACCCGCGCGCCGCGCCGCAGTTGTTGCCCGACTGGCAACGCATGCTCGGCCCGGACACCTGCCAGGTCCGCGCCGGCATCACCGATGAAACCGTGCTGGCGAACCTCGCGTATCAGCAGTTGACCGATATCGGTGGCCCCTTCGCCGGCCGCTTCATCGCGCTGGCCGAGCAGATGGGCATCGATCTGACCATCGCCGAGTTCGAACTGACCGAGTGCGGCGTGGCCGTCGCCGGCACGCCGTTGATCCCGTTCCCCGAGAACGAATTCTTCGAAGTCAGTCAGCCGCTGACCTATTCCGGCGACGCCATCGCTGGCATCGGGGTCGCGGGCGTCGAACTTGGCGGTTTTCCACGTCCCCCGGGGGATGTGGTCGTTGGCATGCAGGTCGCGGGACAGGCCCTCGGCGGCGTCTGGGAAGGCGGCATCGGCTGCGTCATTCGCAGCCAGGCGCCGCTGCATCTGGTGCCGGTTTTCACCTACACCCCCAACATCACCTGAGGGACGAATGGATCGGATCGACAGCGCGGGATACGTAACGGTCAGCGGCCAGAGGCAATTCGTCAATCAGAACCTGGGCGCCTCGATCGCGGGCACGGTGCTGGACGCGACCTGGCTGAACGGGGTGCAGGAAGCACTGATGCGTCCGCTGGTGCTGGCCGGCATCACGCCGAATTACACGAATTTCGATCAGAACACGGAAGCGATGATCACATTCGCTTCCGGCAACGTCACCGCCGTTTCCGCCACCGGCGCGCTGACCGTCGAAGAAGCCGGCGTGATCGTGGTCAACGCGGCTGCCGGCAACATCACGCTGACGCTGCCGACCGCGGCGTCGATGAACGCGATCGGCGGCCGGTTCCAGTTCTTCCGGACGGACACTGTCGTCGCCAACACGGTGACCATCGCGCTCGCCGGCGCCGACACATGGATGGCGGCCACACCGGGCAACCTCGGGCCGGGTCAGCGTATCGACATGATCGGCGCGCCCGGCAACGAGTGGCTGCTGCTGTCGGGTCCGGCTCGCACCGCGCAGGCCTTCACCTCCAGCGGAACGTACGTCGCGACCAGCGCCATCACATTTGTCTCCGGCGTTGGCGGGGGTGCGGGGGGGGGCCACCGGCTACAACGATGGGACCTACATGTATGGCGGCGGCGCCGGGACCATGGGCGTCAGCGTCATCCGCAAGCCCGTCGCGACGGTGATCGGCACGTCTTACGCGGTCACCATCGGCGCGTTTGGTGCCGGCGGCAGCGGTGCCAGCGGCCCCGGGCTCGCCGGGGGCGCCACCAGCTTCGGCAGTCTGCTGACACTGAGCGGCGGCGCGCCCGGGGTCGCCGGAACCGGCGGCGGTTTCGGCGCCGGCGGTTCGGGGTCAGATCCCAGTCAGGGGCAGGAAGCCGCGTGCGGCAGCGTCGCGCCGAACTCATTCGCGAGCGCCGGCGGCATCCTTTATGGCGCGGTTGGCCGGTCTTCGCCCTTTGGCGGCTTCGGGGCCGGCGGCGACGGGGGCTTCGCCACCGTTTCCGGACATCCGAACGACGGCCAGTCGGGCGGCCCCGGTTTTCTTTTGGCGGAGACGTAAGATGATCGCAGTCACGGGCCACACTTACGCCCAAGTCGTCAGCGGCCTGGTTTTCTGGATTTTCACCAGCGCGCAGCTGCCGGAATGGGCGGACGGCCAGATCGCCGTCGCCGACATCACCGGCGTCTCGCCCGCGCCGGCGGCTGGTTGGACCGCGACGAATTCAGCGGGAAACTGGAGTTTCGCCGCTCCGGCCGCGCCGCCGGCGCCCGGGCCGGCGCAGCTGGCGGTCACCGCGCTGTCCGCCGGACTGGCGCTGACCTCGACCGGGACGCCGGCGTTGAACGCGACCTATGCGCTCGATCCCGAATCCCGCGCCGACATGCTGGCCGAGATGGTTTCGCTGCTGGCGAACAGCACATTCACCAACGGCACCACGTCGCTGGCGTGGCCTGACGCCGCGAACACGATGCACACGTTCAACGTGACCGAGTTCAAGGCTTTCGCCACGGCCGCCGGCGCTTATGTCGGCGCGCTGAAGCCGATCATCGCCAGCAACACCGGCACGCTGCCGTCCGCCGGCGCGACGATCGCCTGATGGAAGATCTGCGCATCAAACGCGGGGAGACGCTAAACCTGAACTTTGAGTTCAGCGACGACGATGCCCCTTATGACATCGGCTTAGTGACCTTGTCGTCGCAGGTGCGTGCGCCGGACGGCACGCTGGTTTCGACGTTGACGCTGGTGAAGCAGGAGACGCCTGGGCTCGCGACCGCCCAGGTGTTGGACACCAGCGACTGGCCGCCAGGGCGGCTGCGCGGGGACATCAAGGCGCTGGTCTCGGGGCAGGCGGTGTTGTCCGAAACCTTTGCCATCGAA